GATCGGTTGGGGGCTGCTGGTGTTCTTTGGCCTGCCCATCCTGGCCATCGGCGCGTTGGTGACCCTGGTGGGGATTCCGCTGGGTCTTGGGCTGCTGGCGGCGTTGGGGTCGCGGTGGGTCTGGTGTTGAGCTGGGTGTTTTAATCATGGAACAGCCTAAACAAGCCAGTGTGCTGGTTCAGTCGGTCAGCGGACCTATCGTGATCTCGGTTCGCACAAACGAGGGCGAGGAGCGTTACGTGATTTCGCCCGCAACGGCGCAGAGTTTGGCATCTGACCTTAAAGACGCGGTATGGGATTTTGTTTTTAACTCGCGTACTGCCTAATTTTTAGGCACATTATTTATGACAGAACATAACCCTGAGAAGCGAGGCCGTGGACGCCCCAAGAAGCCGAAGGCTGACCCAGTGCCGCCGAAGCCGCGTGGCCGGCCCAAGGGTGCGCTGGGCGTTCTGGCGCAGGCGCGGCAGGAGACAGTAAAATCGGTCGCCACCAGCTACGCTCAGGAGATGATTCACGTGCTCGCACGAATTGCCATGTCCGATGACCAGCCAGCCGCCGCGCGTACGAGCGCTGCCGAGAAAGTGCTAGATCGAGCGATTGGGCGGTCCGTTCAGGCGATAGAGCACAGCGGCCCCGATGGCAGGCCGATCGAGACCCGCGACATGAGCAACGCACCGTCCGAGGTGCTTGAGTGGCTGGCCGGGCAGGATACGGAAGAGAGGACCGTGCAGTGAACTACGAGCACGCCTGGACGCTGCTACAGGACAGGCTGATAGCGTGCTACAGGCGCTGCGATGACTGCACCGACCCCGAGGAAGCCCAGTACGCCGAGGACGTGCAGACGGCGATCGGGCAGGTGCTTGGCATGATGGATGAGATCGAGGAAGAGGGGTTTGTGCGGGTTTGTCATGGTGTGTAAAAAATAGTTGTTGACGCCTGCTTGGCGCATGGTAATAAGCAGTTATCGCAACGACGCGATGGAGGAGAAATAAAATGTTCGCTTTTGTAACGCAGACCACTCGCGACATGCTGGATGGGCGCAAGGCCGTTCGCCGCAACATGACCAACGGCAAGCCTTATCGCACCGCCTCTCAGAAGGCAGAGGCTCGTCGCACTGCGGTTCGCTGTGAGGATGGGGCGTATCGCTCCAGCGCTCCGGTGAGCTATAACAAGCCGGCTCAGCTTCAGGGGTAATATTCTGACCCCAAGCCAAGCCACTATCCTAGCAGCACGTGAAGAACTGGCCCGGCGCAAGCTGGGCCGGGGCTTTTTCGTATGAGCTTCACGCACGAAGACATTCTAGCAGCGCGACGCGAGCTTTCACGACGATCGCTTGCGTCGTTCGTGCGTCTGGCGTGGTCGGCGATTGAACCCAACACCTACGTGCATGGGCGCCATGTCGATTTAATGGCCGAGCATCTGGAAGCAGTGCATCGCGGTGAGATTCGGCGTTTGATCATCAATGTGCCGCCGGGCACCATGAAGAGCACGTTATGCGGCGTGTTCTTTCCGATGTGGCTGTGGGGCCCGCAGGGTAAGCCGGGCACGCGATTCGTGGGGTTGGCGCATGAACAGAGCTTGGGCATCCGCGATAATGTCAAGTGCCGACGCTTGGTCGCCAGCCCGTGGTATCAGCAACTGTGGGGCGAGCAGGTTGCGCTGACCAAGGATCAGAACGAAAAGCTGAATTTCGAGAATACGGCAGGTGGCTTTAGACAGGTTGCCACCACCAGCAACGTGACTGGGCGCCGTGGCGATATCGTGATCTGCGATGACCCGTTGAGCGCTGAGAATGCCAATCGCGAGGCCGAGCGCGAGAAGGTCAATCTGTGGTTTCAGGAGTCGCTGCCTACCCGCATGAACGATCCCGAGAAGTCGGCGATCATCGTGGTGATGCAGCGGTTGCACGAGCGCGATCCTACCGGCTTTATTACGGGCGAAAACTGGGGATGGGAGCATCTGATGCTGCCCATGCGGTTCGAAGAGGGCCGCCGCTTCTACACCAGCGCTGGCACTGACTGGCGCACCAAAGAAGGCGAGCTGCTATTTCCTGAGCGCTTCCCCGAGCACGTGGTAAGCGAGCTTGAGAAGACCATGGGCGCCTATGCGAGCGCTGGGCAGTTACAGCAGCGCCCGGCGCCGCGCGATGGCGGACTGTTCAAGAGATCTTGGTTTAAGCCTATTGGCGCTGTGCCGAGCGGTGGGCGCCGCTATGTGCGCGCATGGGACTTCGCCGCCACTGCCAAGAACGCAACGAACAATCCGGATTATACCGCGGGGGTGTTGATGAGCCGTGGTGCAGAGGGCGACTTTCTTATTCACAGCGTTGATCGGTTCCGTGGTACCCCTCGTGACGTGAAGGCGGCGGTGAAGCACAATGCAGCTATCGACGGGCGGCAAACCACGATACGTATCGCACAGGACCCTGGGCAGGCTGGTAAGGATCAAGCTGAAACGTATATTAGAGACCTCGCGGGATACACGGTCAATGTCGTCCGTCCTACGGGCGAGAAGGCTACGCGGGCGGCTCCCTTGGCCGTGCAAGCCGAAGCCGGGAACCTATCGATCCTGCGAACGGGAAATCCGGATGAGGATGCGTGGATCGAGCCGTTCATGGCAGAAATGACGCTATTCCCCGCCGCATCGCACGATGATCAGGTTGATGCCGCCGCCGATGCGTTCAGCGAGATCGCGCTAGGGAGCACGTACAATATTGACGCTTGGGGGTGATGAGTGTATGGGGTGATTTATGAAAATGCTTATTGACAAAGAGTGGATAATGCGCATGGCAGAACTTGAAGAAGGGCATGAAATAGGAGCAGGAAGCCCTGATGCTATTCGAGATTTGTGGCTTGAAACATTGGCAGAGCGATTCTGCGCCATGCCTCTTCCCGATGGCGTTGCCGCTGACGCATGTGCATGCGATCCAAGTTATCCGTATCCTCGTAGCGGAACCAATCTGCTGACTGTAGCGCAGGCGAAGGAAATGCTTGGCAAACTGATTTAGTCGACCAACCCCTAGCCCTAACCGGCTAGGGGTTTTTCGTGCTACCGTGCGGCCATGCAGGAAATCACCCTACTCGATGGCCTCGCCAATATCATGTCGGGCGCGGGCACGACCGTCGATAAGCGCATGCATCAGTTCTACGCTGCACGCCCGCTCGACTGGCAGCAGATCGATGCGATGTATCGCAGCAGCTGGACCGCGCGCAAGATCGTAGATCTGCCTGCCGCCGAGATGACCCGTCCCAAGCGCGACTGGCAAGCCGAGAATACCGACATCGGCCCGCTGGAGGAACTGGAGCGTAAGGTACGGCTATGGGCGAAGCTAGAAGAGGCATTGCGCCTGGGCCGGCTAGGCGGCGGCGTGATGGTGATCGGGGTCAAGCAGGGCAATCCCGATCAGCACTTCCGCGTCCAATCGCTGGGCGCGAACCGCCTGCAATATCTGCACGTGATGCCTCGCAGCGAGATGAATGCGGGCGAGATCGACATGGACCCGGCATCCGAGAACTTCGGGTGCCCGCTGTACTATGAGATCATGTCGAATGATCGGTTTGTGCGTATTCACCCGAGCCGCGTCATCCCGTTCACGGGCGAGTATGTCGCACGGGCGTACAGCAACCGCACCGACAGCTTCTGGGGCGTGAGCATCCTGGAGATTGTGCGGGATGCGATCCAGAATGCCGATAGTGCGCAGAACGGCTTTGCCACGCTGATCGAGGAGGCGAGCGTCGATGTGATCGGCGTGCCCGATCTGACAAACTTTGCCATGAACCCGGATTATGAGCGGCGCTTCCTCAACCGCTTGACGTTGGCAAACACGGCTAAGTCAAGCCACCGCATGCTGATCCGTGACTCGCTGGAGACGTTCGAGCAGCACGACAAGAACTTCGCCAACATGCCAGAGGTGATGATGGCATACCTCGCGATCGTGGCGGGGGCCTGCTCGATGCCTGCTACCGTCCTGCTCGGCAAGAGCCCCGATGGCATGAAC